AGCTTATCGTGAGATTCTAGATAGACTGCAACCATTAGCAATCCAGTAAATGAAGCAACTCTTTATCGTATCTATTGGTGATAATAAATGTGTTACTCATGATGGATACATTCAGATTGGTATCTTCAATCACTCTGTAGAAAAACATTTAGAGTTAAATCCTTTAATTGATTGGCAGGTGACTTATTGGATGCCTGACGTTTGGGCAAATAGATATAAGAGAGTATCATTCCAACATACTGAGAAGAAGAATGAAGGTTCGCCAAGAACTGATAATGCAGGAGATAGTCGTCCTAGAGACTTCCCAGACCAAGCAACAAATAGATTGGAGAGAACATTATGAAACACCACATCCCCGATGAGATTAGAAAGAATTCTTTTGATTGCTTCAAGAGTTTGAATGCTGCTGAGAGATCAGTTGTTTTACTTGGTGAGGATGAGTATCGTAAATCATTAGATCTTGATAATGATGATGCTCCCTGTTGGAAGATCCCAAGTAAGGAATCCACAACATTTGTAGGTTGGAATCCTATGTGTATTCCAACGATGGATTACATAGTATGGAAACTAAAACGTCGTGAACAAATTGCTAAAGGAGAAATTCACTAATGGACTATAAAACTTCTGGAGTTGACATTGAAAAAGGAAAAGCATTTGTAGAGCAACTGAAGATTTTAGCACCTGGAATTGGTGGGTTCAGTGGAATGATGGAAGTGCCATCAGGATATGAGAAACCCGTCTTGGTATCTGGTGCTGATGGTGTCGGAACTAAAATTAATATCTGTAGGATTGCTGATGATTACACCACTATCGGTCAGGATCTTGTTGCTATGTGCGTTAATGACGTTATATGTTCTGGTGCTAAACCATTATATTTTTTAGATTATATTTCTACAAAAGAACTTAATAACTATGTTGGAGAAATTGTATATGGAGTTGCTAAGGGATGTGAGATTTCTAGGATCGAACTCTTAGGTGGTGAAACAGCAGAACATTTTAGAGCAATTGATTATGATCTTGCTGGTTTCTGTACGGGTATTGTAGAGAAGAATCAAATTGTTGATGGTAGTTGTATTAAACAAGGTGACGTAATCATTGGTATTGAGAGTAGTGGTCTTCATAGTAATGGATATACTCTTATAAATGATATGCTCTGGAGAAATCTAATCTTCTATAAAGAGATGCCGGAATTGCTGACTCCTACAACAATCTATGCCCCTCTCATTCAGCACCTGTTGGACGAGGTTCCTATCCTAGGCATGGCACATATCACTGGTGGAGGAATCCCTGAGAACCTTCCTAGGTGTCTTCCGCAAGGTCTTACAGTTGAGGTGGACTATGGATCATGGGATGTTCCAGAAATGTTTGAGACCATTCAACTTGCTGGCAATATCTCTGACGATGAAATGAGAAGTGTATTTAATATGGGTATTGGATTCTGTTTAGTTGTACCAAAAGAAGTTGTGGAATTAACTCAAGAATTGATTAGTGATACTCCATTTGGTATGAGGTCTTGGGTTATTGGAAATGTTATAGAACAATAACATATTTTTGCTGTGGTTGATACAAAAGTGTATCATAGTGATACATTAATTTCTAAATATTTACGTACTTACAGAGGACGACTTATGAACCTTACGGCCGCCACTCTCACGATTGGAATGGTAATGACTATTTTTATCGGTGGTCCCATCTCTAGCGCACTACCCTAATGGTCCGCCCACAAATCTATACCTAACCACACCATAAATAAAACTGAATATCGTCGCCGCAGAGGGGCAACTGGCAAAATCCAGTTGACGCCCCTCTTTTTTCTTGCTACAATATAATGGATAAAATATTTAATTATGACAATTAAACTTTTACTTTTGAAGTCTGGTGAAGACATGATTGCCGATGTTACAGAAATGTCATATGGTGAAGAAGAAGATCGACGAATAGTTGGCTATTATCTAAATAAACCTTGTATCATTAAGATGCGTGACCCAAGTGTTCTTGAGGATCAAAGTGAAGGTCGGGCAAGGAAAGCAGGATATGAAGTATCTCTTTTCCCTTGGATGCCTCTCTCTGCAGAGGATAATATTCCTGTCCCTTCTGATTGGGTTGTAACAATGGTAGAACCCACTGCCAAATTAAAAGAAATGTATGTTGAGGACATTGTAGATCATGGAAAAAACAATCAAAGCAATTCTACTGGAGAACAATCAGATTCTGATCAGTCAGATTGATGAAGTTGCGGCATCAATTCCTGGAGAACCAGATTGCAAACTGACCAAACCTTTCCTTGTTGTGGAAGGTGGCATGTTAGAATCATGGATGATGGATGTCACAAGAGAAGATGTCTTTATGATCAGTTCTGATAAAATCTTAACTCTTGTAGATCCAACTCCAACACTAATTGAAAAGTATCAGGACTTAACTAAGTAATGCATTTTTACACTAATGTCCAGTTGATTGGTAATCAGTTTCTCGTTAGAGGAGTTGATAATGGTAAAAGATATGAGTTTAGGGATGAATTTTTTCCTACTCTATTTGTGAAATCTAAAAGAGATTCTAAGTATAAGACATTAAGTGGAGAATCTGTAGAAGAAGTACATCCTGGTACTGTTAGAGATTGTCGGGAGTTCTACAAAAAGTATGATGAAGTAGATGGATTTGCCATCTATGGAAATGATCGATACATCTATCAATATATTTCAGAAAAGTATCCTGAAAATGAGATTAAATTTGACATCAGTCAGATTAAGTTAGTTACTCTTGATATTGAAACTACTGCAGAAAAAGGATTTCCTGATGTTGAATCTGCATCAGAAGAGATCCTTGCAATTACTATTCAGGATTACACTACCAAGCAAATTATTACTTGGGGTGTTAAACCTTTTGTGAATAAGCAAAAGAATGTAACATATCATCACTGTGGGGATGAGTATCAGTTGTTGAATAATTTTATCAACTATTGGATGCAAGATGTTCCTGATGTTGTGACTGGGTGGAATATTCAACTGTTTGATATCCCATATATTTGTAAAAGACTCAACAGAGTGCTTGGTGAAAAGTTGATGAAACGTTTCTCAAACTGGGGTCTAGTAACAGAAGGAGAAACGTATATCATGGGTAGAAAGCAAATTACATTTGATGTTGGTGGATTGACTCAACTCGACTATCTTGATTTGTATAAAAAATTTACTTACAAGGCACAAGAATCATATCGACTAGATTACATAGCTGAAGTTGAGTTAGGTCAAAAGAAACTAGACCACTCTGAGTTTGACACCTTCAAAGATTTTTACACTAAAGGGTGGCAAAAGTTTATTGAATATAATATTGTTGATGTAGAACTTGTTGACCGATTGGAAGACAAGATGAAACTTATTGAACTTGCTTTGACTATGGCATATGATGCTAAAGTTAATTATGCAGACGTATTCTATCAGGTTCGCATGTGGGACAACATCATCTACAACTATCTAAAGAAACGTGATATTGTTATTCCCCCGAAGATTAGATCAGATAAAAACGAAAAGTATGCAGGTGCATATGTTAAAGAACCGATTCCGGGAAAGTATGATTGGGTTGTGTCTTTTGACCTTAACTCTCTTTACCCTCATCTTATCATGCAATACAACATCTCTCCAGAGACGCTCCTGGATGAGAGACACCCAACAGTTACAGTTGATAAAATTCTTGATGAACAGATAAACTTTGAACTGTATAAGGATAATGCGGTGTGTGCCAATGGCGCAATGTATCGTAAAGATGTTCGTGGGTTCCTACCAGAACTCATGGATAAGATGTATGGAGACCGTGTAATCTTTAAGAAAAGAATGCTTCAGGCAAAGCAACAATATGAGAAGACACCTACTAAGGCACTGGAGAAAGAGATTGCACGGTGCAACAATATCCAGATGGCTAAGAAGATCTCACTCAACTCTGCTTATGGTGCTATCGGTAATCAGTATTTTAGGTACTATAAACTGGCCAATGCGGAGGCGATTACGCTTTCTGGTCAA